ATCCGAGAGTGATAAATTGTTATAGAGGACAAAATAATAATCTTGTTGAAAGGTTCTTTGCGGGTTGTGTTACTCCAGAAGATTTTATAAGGGCATTAGAATGTGCGGTACCACAAACAGATATTGATTTGTTTGAGACAAAAATATGGGATAAGGAATTTCCTAAAACAAATTTACCTGAAAAACAACAGGAACCGGGATCAGTTTTATATGATGAAGATGTAAATTGTTCCGCAGCAACTGAAAATTGTCTTGCTAAAAGAGTTATAAACGAACCTTCTTTTGATAAATTAAAAATACAAGTTTTAGAGTTTGTAAAAAAACAATTAAATAACACTAACCCTAAAGTTTTAATAACACTTAAAGGTTTTGCTAGTGAAGAGGTACAAGCAGGTAATTTTGTTAATCCAGTAATACCCACTACATTGGCGGATACATTATCAAAAGATTTGAAAGATAAATTATTAACTTTTTTACAACAAAATTTAGATACGAAAACTTTTAAAAATATTTCACCTATAAAAATAGAAGGTGGTACAAGTGTTACCACAAATGACGATAATTCGTATAGAGTGGATGTTCAGATGGAAAACGATACATTAAATTCTACTGAGGCTCAACCACCTGAAAAAGGAGAAACAACTAAAGAAATTGACGCAACTGCCGCAATCAATTTAATAGACAATTTAATTATTGATGAGGGACCATATTTCGATTTTATCGATGCAAATTACCCAAACTATTTTAAAACAATTTCAGAAAAAATAAGATATTTCCACGCAGGATTCCATAGTATGACACCTGAAGGGTTTAATAGTAGATTAACATTCCTTAATCAATGTATGAGACAAGGACCAAGTATTTACGATAAACAAAGTGTACAGGATGGAATAGAGGTTGGAGTTCAACCACAAAACTTATCTTTTGGTAGACCACCTATATGTATTTTAAGAATCGGTGATTTCTTCTATACTAAGGTTGCTATAAATACACTATCAATTACATACGATGGACCTAAATGGGATACTAACCCTGAGGGTATAGGGGTACAACCTATGATTGCAACAGTACAATTGAGTATTGATTATATAGGTGGACATTCATTAGTTGGACCTATTAATAGGTTACAAAACGCAGTTTCATTTAACTATTATGCAAATACTGAAATGTATGATGTACGATCAGACACCATTGTAGATGGAAAAATTAAAGACGGTATTAAGTTGGGACAACTTAAAGAAAATTTAATCGGTAAGGATAAAGTTAAGACTATTTATGGTAATTTAAAAACTCAAGATACTATTAATCAGGTAGAAGAAGATAAAAAAAATACTGACACTGAACAGGTTGAATCTGATAACCCTATTGAAATAACAATTACTGAAACTAAAATCATTGCAACAACTAAAGGGAATAAGAAACCAAGTGAAACCAACCCAACTGATAAAGAAAATAGTGCAAATAAAGATAATAAAATGAAAATGATAATAAAAGTAGGTGGTGTAAATAAAGAAGTGGAAGAAAATGAAGCAGAAATAAGTGAACTAATATCTACATTTACTAAATTAATAAAACCTGATGAAATTAAGGCTTTAGATCAAAAAATAACTACTGCGGAAAATGAATTGGCAACTGCAAAGTTAAATTTTGAAATTTCTAAAAACCCAACAACTAAAAACGCCTTAAAAGTCGCTGAGAAAAATTTAAAAGAATCTAAACGTATTAAAGAAACAGAATTAAAGGGTAAAGAGACAAAAATTAAAGTTGAGGCTTACTTCACAAAAAATAAAGGTAAAACAAAAGTTCAGAAAGACTTTACAGTTACTGTAAATGGGATAAATTAATAGTATGGGAAAAGAATATTATGATAGATATCAGAGTTTTAAGTTTGATGGTAAATATTTACCATTACCTTATATAATATTACCACCTAAAAGTAGTGATAAAACAGTTGTATATAGTACTTTAACTACTCGATTAGATAAGTTAAGTCAAAAATATTATGACAACCCATATCACGGTTGGTTAATTTTATTGGCAAACCCACAATTTGGTGGTGTAGAAGAAAATATTCCTGATAAAGAAATAATAAGAATACCTTTTCCTTTAAGAGATAGTTTACAACAATACATTGATCAAGTAGATAGATATAAGACATTGTATGTCCAAAAACAATAAGATATGGATGTAAATAATGTACAACAAATAGGTTCTAATAACAGTTCCGACAATAATAAAAAAGGTAGTGTTTTTGTCGTAGATCCAAATCCACCAGGTATGGATATAGTACCACCTGAAGATTTATTTATTTATGTAAAATTTTCTGCGTATCCTAGAAGTAGAACCACATATGGTGGTACTTCATTGGATGGCAATTCAATAAATTTTAATAGTGGTGTTGAAGATGAAGTTAATTTTATATCTACAAAAATAAGTTACAATGATGCAGGTAAATTAGATCCTTCATTACAAAAAAGTTATGCAACTACTGAATGGACTCAAATTGGTGGGTTAAATAATTCATCAACTAGAAGTGCGGGAGTATTAGAAGGTTTTGGTATTAAATCTATTGATATAAAATATAATGCCAGTTTAGTGCCAGTAGTGGACATTACATTTACAGATGTAAGAGGTGGGGCATTATTTGATGTAATAGAAGATAATGATAGATTATCACCTTATAGTATATTTTTTAAAATGCCTTATCCAGTTTTCAGACTTTCTGTTAAAGGGTATTTTGGACAAAAAGTAGACTATTGTTTACATATGGTTAATTGGACATCTAATTTTGATGGGACAACTGGTAATTTTGATATTAGTGCAAATTTCTTAGGATTTCAACAAGCCTTTCTTAATGATATGGTTATCGGAAACATTATTGGTGTGGTTAACACTAAACAGGGGTTTGCGAATTTAAATAGAATATTTGATGAAAGAATTAAACAATCTCCCAAAAGATTTTCAAGAATCAATAATAGTGATGGGTTAAATATCTATAAGATTGATGACTTCATGACTAAAATTGCAAAATTACAAGTAGAAAGTGAAGTAATAAAAACAGATTCTAATAGTTTCCAATTCTTAAAAGATTTAAACGGTAAATTAAGTTTATTGAAGACTATAAAAGGTTTTATTGGGGCTCCTATAGGTAAAGAACCAAATAATAATTATGGTGGTGGTAATCAAAATACCGTAACAAAAATTAAAAAATCATTTATTTTATTAGAAAATAATAAAGATGTTATTGTAACGAAAACTATTAGAGATGATGAACTTAAAGAGAGAATCAATTATTTTTCTATAAGAGATTATATAGTTTTTAATTCCATTAATAGAGGTGCGTTTAAATCATACATTACTACATTAAGTGATATAATAAAAAAATATCAGGAATATTTATCACCAGACAAAAGAAGTGAATATAAACCTAAAAATACGGAAATAATTTCTGGTTCAGAAAACAAGAAAACTGCAAAAGATACAGAATTAATTACATCTTTCCACTCTATCTTAGACGCAGACAATGCGTGGGAAAAATATATTGTTTCACCCACTAAAGATGCTAGCGGTAAAATATCTGGAACAACATATGAGTCTATTTTAGATTTATTTACTTTTAGTGGTGCCAATAATAAATTATATTTGTTAAACAGTTATGATGGAGATACATCAGGTAAAAATAACTCTTTTAATATTGTCCAATTTAAAAATCTTCTGAGTAATGGTGCATTATATTCACCAACTATGACTAAAAATACACAAGTTTTAGTGGCGGATTTAAGAAAACAAAGAGAATTAGTAGAATACTCAATAATTGAACTTGAAGAAATTATTAAAATACAAAAAGAAGTAGTACAATCTGAAATTAACGAACAACTATTACAAAACTTTAAAGATAAATTTGGTTTTAAACCAACAATTGATAATTGTTTTGAAATTATTGCCAATAATACGCAGGCAATGGTTGAAACAATTTACGATATAAGTTCTGAATCGGAACAACAAAGTAAGGTAAATATTAGAAGTTCAATACTCAAAAGATATGATACAGACATACCGACAGGAATTAATAGTGCGGCTTGGCCTTCAATATATCAAAATAATAACGGAAATTTAGAAGAAATATATATTGGTGAAGTCAGTGGTATACAACCAAATGATTTCCCTGAATGGAAATTCACAGAGGATGTGTTTGAAATTTTAGTATCGAAAAGAAAAACACTTGAAGAAGTAACTAAGTCGACAACAACGAAAAATGGTTTAGATACTGACAATTGGTTCCCAATAAACCCTATTGACTATAAAACAAATCCTTGGTTAAAAATTAATATACTAAATGATGTTAATACTATAAAGGAAGAACTTGTTGAGAAATTTGTAACTAGATCAGTAGTTTTAGATAACTACTCTCTATTTGATAAAAGAACTGGATTAGCATCAATACAAGATTACGCAAGATTTGACGCCATTGCGGCAAATAGAACAATATACTCAAAAAATGTTAGAGACATAGTTACAAATATATTAATTGAGATGGAGAGGAATAGTAGTGTTTATGAAGATACTGAATTTTGGAAAAATAATGTTATTAATAACAACGGTTTAGTTGAATTAAAAGAAGATATAACCCTACCCAAAATTGATGGATTTAATTTAAGTGGAAAATATGATTTGAAGGCAGAATATGTTCTTTTTGATGTTAATGATATTTTAAACAATTCTAAAAATTTATTTAAAGAAATTAGAGAGGATAGTTTATATGGTCAATTAATGGATGAAAAAAATGGAACTGGGGTTAATACTATTGAAAAGAATAATCCATTTTATAAAAACTTTTATAGTAAATCTAATAATTTGACTACATATAATTCTTTTAATGTTTGGGATATAGATGTCTGTAGAAACTTAGTTAAAAGTAGTGGTGATATATTAGGTGATTTAAATAAAACAATATTAGATGACTATAACCCATCTGGGGGTACATACGGAAGTAAATATATAAACATAACTAATTTAAAAACAATTAATAGTGTTGACTATGATGATTTAATGATATCAAGTGATTTATATAAAAACCAAAGTAGTAATTATTCGAGAGCCTTACTTTTATTATCGACATTTCCTTTTAGAGATTTTACCGAAGGATTTTTAAAATCAGTTTTTCCAAAAGACAACTATAATGGGGCTAGAATTGTAAATATACCTAAAATGTATTTATATTTTATTGGTAGTTTATTATGGAGGTACGAAGAATCTACAGATCCATTAAATTTTGGAACATTCAATAATAAAAATTATTCACAATTTCTAACACCAAAAAATGAATATCTCTCTAAAATTGGGTATAACAATAAGAGTAAATCTATTGAAGAAAACTTAAAGAAATTACCTATATCAACAAAAACTACATTTATAAATCTTTTTAAGTATTGGGTAGATAACCAAAATTTTAACAACACATTTAATGGTCAGTTTGAAAAAAATGTAAATACATTAGTAACACCATTAAATAGTATTAGTGGTAACACTAGTAATGTTAATTCCGCAAAATCATATATTTTAAGTGTACTTAAAGAAACAACTGATATGATTGTTTTAAAACCAAATATATTTGATGATAAACAAGTACCTACCGCACTTAAAGTATCTAATAATAGTATTATTGCATATATAAAAAGTTTTAAAGATTCTTTCACAAAACAAGAAATTACAAATAAAAATGGTAATAGTAGTAATGCGGAAGAAGTTAAACAAAGTGATAATAAAAGTACTAATAAAATTAAATTAGAACTATATAACTATTTTAAAAATATTAACAGTAAATGGGTTGGATCAGATAGAAAAGGATTTAATATCTGTGGTGGTGAAGCGGAAACCCCTCTGATAAATTATTTTAGATTTATAGATAGAGGTTGGAATGATATTGGTAATAAGGCAACTTTTAACTTAAAAAGTTTTCTTACATTGGGTAGTAATTTAGATACTAGTGTATACTTTTTTATGTCTAAATTATTGAGGGATAGTAACTTCCTATTTCAAATATTACCCACATATATTAATTATAAAAGTAGAATAGAAGTTGCTAAAATATTTAAACCACAAACAATATTAGAAAAAAATGAAGAATCTGGACCAATATTTTGTTGTATATATATTGGAGGTGCGTCACAGGCATTAGATATACAAGAAAGAAATAATAACTTTTTCTCTAACGATGGATATAGTTTTAAAGAAGGTGAAACTCCTCCCGATATTATTGAAAACGGAGATAGTTCTTTAGTGGCATTTAGAGTGGCATTTGGGGCACAAAATCAAACAGTATTTAAAAACGTTTCACTATCTCAACAAGAACATAGAGAAACTGGTGAATATTTTAAGGCATTATCCGATTTGGTAGATAAAAGAGGTGGTACACAGAAAACTTATGTTGGTACTGACTTATTAAGACTTTTCAAAACTAGGTCATATACTTGTAAAGTAGACGCTATGGGGTGTATGAATATACAACCTTTAATGTATTTTGATTTACAAAATGTACCTTTCTTTAATGGTGCATATCTTATAACTAGTGTTAGTCATAACATTACCCCAAACCAAATGACTACTAATTTTGAAGGTGTTAGACAATCTAAATTTATTTCCCCACCTACGGAAGAAATCACCGCAGATTTAGATATAGATTTAAATGAAATTAGTGATGTACCTAAAATAGAGTATACTAATGAAACAACAGTTTCAGGTTTTGGTGTAAGAGAAGGAATAGAACCTGATGATTTATTTGATTTTGAAACTAATTTTACTGGACCGGCAGGTTTAGGTAAATTTAAATTATTAGGTGTGACTGATTATACTGACGCAGCTTTAACTAAATTAATTAGTTCTTTGGCTACACAATTTTTTGATAACGGTATTCGTACCAATACAGAAGTAACTATGTTATTATCTGCAATGTTGGCAAACTCAAACAATTTTCTAAATTTTGAAATGGCTTGGGATGACCCAAATAAAGAATCACACTCAGTTAAATTCCCTAATTCTGATCCTTCTTCTGGACAAACAAGATATTATACCTATAAAGTGGGTGATGGTATATTGGGATCAACTCCTACTAAAACAAGTGGTAATACTGTTGACAAGGCATATTTAATTCCTGGAAATGAAATTTTGAATGAGTTTAAGGGAAATGACAATATAGAGGCTGAGAAAAAAGAAAAAAGGGAAAGAATAAATAATTTAAACCCTGCAATACCTGAAGAAGCGGCACAAATAAAAATATTTGAAAAACAATTAGAGGACTTAGAAAAAAGAGATAAAGAACAAATTACATCTACTAAGTATTATAATATTTTTGAAGGTGATGCCTACAGATTTAGACCTAGAGGATTCTTATATATTGTTGGTAGGAAACAGTACTATCAATTATATGAAGAGTTTTATAAAGGTAAAGGCATCACCTTAGGCACTGAAATTCCAATAAGAAGCCCATATGAAATAAGTAGTACAGTTGACGGTGCGATTCAAGCATCTATTGTCCAATGGAAATACTTTAAAGGTATAAAAGGGGAAAAACCTCAAACATCATATTTTTACACCTCCCAAAAAGGTAACGGTACTTTGGCAACATATAAAGTATGTACCGAAATTGCGCAACAATACTCACCACCAAAAGTAGATAAATCAATAGATACATTTCAAAATGTCCTTACAATATTCAAAGGAAAAGACGGACAACCACTAATAGATTACTTTAAACCAGCCTAAAACTTAACTTTTTAAAAAAAAATCACTATATTTGTAATATGAATATAGGTAATATTGTTTCAAAATCAAAAATTGAGGTTGAAAATTTTAAAATTTGTGAAAGTTTAGAATGTATTAATGAAGAATTACCAACATTGATAATTGGTAGGAAATTATCTAAAGAATTATTAGGTGATGATATTTCCATAATACATAAAAAAGTAACTAATAAGTTATTTTGGACTTTTGACAAAACAGAAAGAAAATCTGAATTCGAAAGTGATTTAGAACTATTTAAAGAACATTGTTTTGATTCTTTTGGGGAAAATATCCCTTATGTTTATTTAGATATTATTCACGGAAGTAGAAAAGTTAATTATAGAATAATAAAAAAAATAATATCTCTTAAAACACCTTATACATACTTCTCTGAAAATGATATGATATACATATACGGTGAAAATATAATATTTGGAGTAGATTTAAATGTTTTAAATTATTTTGAGGGTAAAAAACAAAAAATTATAGATAGGGTAAAAAGTATAAATGATAATACTTTGATAGATTATACGATATTTAATAAATGTAAGGATTTAATATATAAATTAAAAAATAAAAACAGATTTGTCCCTTACATTTATGTAAATGGATTCGAGCGGTAAAAATATAACATTAGCATCTTTTGTATATCAAGATAAAATAGAAAGTTTTAAAAATTATTTATATAAAAGATTTGGAATTAAAGAAAAAAACATATTTCATTATAACTTTGAAGAGATAAATAAAAAAATTTTAACTTTTATGGTTAGAGTTGAACAAGATCAAAAAGTTGAAACTTCTTCATTCTTCCCGCCAACAGTAATAGTTCACAAAAAAGGGGAGTGTTTTTATACTATTAATGCATTAAATAAGTTGATAGAAAAAATAAGTGAACACGAAGTTGGTAATATAGATTATAAGAATGTAATAATAAAATGGGATGATTATCAGAATAAAATGATAATTGTTAAAAACGATGAATTAAAAATAATCGACATAAAAAAACATTTTTCTTAATAATAGAATATTTATATAATAAAAGTATTATGGAAACAAATAGAGATACTAAAAAAAATGACAATTTAGAGAAATCATTAAATGATTTTTTAAATGATAATACCACCAAAAAAGAAGAGTGTGTTGGTGAAGAATGTCTTATTAATGATGGAAAAGAAATAGTGGAGAGAGTTAATAAGGTATATAAAACTAATGACGGTAGACAATTATTAATGTGATATGAACAAAAAAGTACTTTCTGAGGAATTAAAAAGATATAGACAATTATTGGAGTACACATTTTATGTACCTGAAAATGAAAAAGATGAAAATGGTAATCTTCTTACAGATGATCAATATATAACAGAACAAGATCCCGCTGGTGAAACGGAAGAAGATCCTTTTATGTCAGTAGGTGGTGACGAAACTGCACCTGAGTCTGGTGCGGAAACACCTAAAACTGATCCATTGGCAGATGATGCGGAAGTAGAAGATGTGGCTGCGGATGAAACTGAGACTGCAACTGAGACTCCTGAGACGAGTACTGGAACAGATGATGGTTCTGTTGAAATAGATGTGACTGATATTGTAGATAAAACAGAAGCAACTAAGACTTCTGTAGAAGGTATGAGTAGTAAAATGGATGAATTATTGAATAAATTATCTGAATTAGAAAGTCAAGTTTCTGGTATGGATAACGTAATCAATAAAATTGATGACTTAGAAAAAGAAATCGAAAAGAGAAACCCAACACCTGTTGAAAGATTAGAAATGAGATCAATGAATTCTTTCCCATATAGTGTTAAATTAACTGACTTTTGGCAAGACAAAGAAGGTTATGAAGCAACTGAAGAAAACGAAGAAGAATTTGTACTTAAACAAAGTGATGTCGATAACTATAATGAAAAAGACATTAGAAAATCCTTTCAATTTAGTAAAACCGAAGAAAAATAACTAAAAACCCCGTTTTTTTATTGACTTTTTGAAAATTCGTTAGTATAATTGTGTATAATTTAAAATTTTTATACAATGAGCAATACTTTAGATGCAATTCTGTCTCAGTACGAAAAAAATACTGATCCAGCAAAAAGTGGTAAAAAAATCTCTAGTGAAGACAGACTAAAAAAGTACTTCAGTGAGAAACTACCTAAAGGGGTAAAATCCCACACAAAAACATTCCGTATCTTACCTAAGAAAGACGGTAGTTCTCCATTTACGGAGGTTTACTATCACGAAAAATTAGTTAATGGTAATTGGGATAAAATTTATTGTAACCATTTGAACGATGGTGAACACTGTCCATTATGTGAGGCTAAAGATGCCTTATATGAAGATGGTTCAGAAAAGGCTAAGAAATTGGCAAAAGACTTTATACCTAGAAAATTCTATGTGGTTAAAGGTATCGATAGAGAGAATGAAGATCACGGAGTTAAATTTTGGAGATTTAAACACAAATATACTGGTGACGGTATTATGGATAAAATTATTCCATTATTTAAATTAAAAGGTGATATTACTGATCCTAGAGAAGGTAGAGATATTATGATTACCACAGGTAGAAACGACAAAAATTTTAGTGTTGTGAACTCTATTATGGCAGATGATTCTACTATCCTTACTAAAGATAAAGAAAAGGCAAATGATTGGTTTGGTAACGATGAAACACATAGAGATGTTTATTCTAAAAAATCACAAGAATATTTAGAAATTGTTGCAACTAACAAGACACCTATTTGGGATTCAGAACAGAAAAAGTTTGTGGCTGAAGAGGATAGAGAAGAAAAAGAAACTGCGTCTTTATCTGAAGAAATTAATATGATGAGAACTGAAACGGCTAAATCATTTGAAGAAGACTATGATGATGAATCAGATACTTCTTCAGTAGAATCAACTTCTTTAGATGGTGATGATGATGAATTACCGTTTTAATAAATATTATGGCGAAACAACCACTTAAGAAAAAAACATCTGATTTTTCGTCTATAAGAAAGAAATTTTCCTCTAGTGAGAAGTACAAAGAACAAAGGTACTTTGATCTAGGGGAAGCCTTTCAAAAGTCGACAGGACTACCAGGTCCTGCTATGGGTCAGGTTAATATGCTTCTAGGTCATTCAGACACTGGAAAAACAACTGCACTTTTACAGACTGCAGTAGACGCACAAAAGAAAAATATACTACCTGTATTCATCATTACTGAACAAAAATTTAGTTTTGAACACGCCAAACAAATGGGGTTAGAAACTGAGTATATTGAAGAAGTTGATGAATCAACAGGTGAAGTTTCCGCATATTGGGATGGATTCCTACTTTATAAATTAGGGTTCGATTATATAGAACAAGCATTTGAATATGTTACTGAAGTATTAAACGCACAAAAGAGTGGTGAAATACCTTATGACATTGTATTCTTATGGGATTCTATTGGTACCATACCTTGTCAAATGAGTTTTGATGGGAAAGGTGGAAACCAACACACTGCAAGAGTAATATCTGAAAAATGGGGAATGGGATTGGCACAAAGAATAACATCTTCTAGAAAGGAAAGTTATCCACATACCAACACAATGGTATTTGTAAACCAACCTTGGGTTGCATTACCTGATAACCCATTCGGACAACCAACAATCGCACCTAAAGGGGGTAATTCTATTTACCTATCTTGTGCATTAGTATTTTTGTTTGGAAATCAAAAGAGTTCTGGTGTATCTAAACTTTCTGCCACAAATAAAGGTAGAAAAGTTAATTTCGCTATTAGAACTAAAGTGGGTATCCATAAGAACCATATGAATGGTTTAGGTTACGCAGATAACAAAATACTTGCAACCACACACGGTTTCATTGAAGATGATAAAAAAGAAATCGACAAATACAAATCCGATAACAAAGATTATTGGGCAGAGGTATTTGGTGGTGTATTTGATGATACATCTTTTGATGTAGTTGAAGACAACGTAATTGAGGCTCCTGTAGATTACTCAGACGATTGATTGTTAAACCTTCAACTAATAATGTGTGAAATTCCCAGATAAGAAGAAAAAATTTAAAAAAACACTTGTTGTTGATGGTGACTCGTTGATTAAAACCGCCTATCATGGGGCTAAAGATCTTTACTATAAAGACACCCACATAGGTGGTATTTTTCAGTTCTTAACTATGGTTAGGAAAATGATGAATGAATATAAATTCGATAGAGTCTATGTTTTCTGGGATGGACAATTCAGTGGTAGATTAAGGTATGATATCTACAAAGAATATAAATCTAATAGAGATAAGGATTTCTATGTAGAACAACCACCATCAGATTTAGAACTATACCTTCAAAAAGAAAGAGTAATTTCTTATTGTGAAGAACTATTCATTAGACAATATAGGGACGATATCACAGAAGCCGATGATTGTATCGGTTATTACGTCCAAAATATGTCAGAAGATGAGAAAGTTGTTATAATGAGTAATGATAGAGATCTATGTCAATTAATAAGTGAAAGAGTTGGTATATATGTTTTAAATCTAAAAAAAATAGTTACACAAGATAATTATTTAACATATTTTAACCACCATCCATCCAATCTTAAATTAATAAAAATTATTACTGGTGATAATAGTGACTGTATAAAAGGTATACAAGGTGTCAGTGAAAAAACTTTAGTTAACTTTTTTCCCGAAATAAGAGAAAAAACTTTGACTTTAGAATATATTTTTAGTAAGATTGTAACTATACAAAACGAAAGAAAGAATAGATTGAAATCACTAGATAATATACTTAATAAAGTTACTAAAGGTTCACAAAAAGATATGATTTTTGAAATCAATGAAAAAATCATAAATCTAAAAAAACCATTATTAACTGAAACAACTAAATCAGAGTTAGATAACATCTTTAATACTTCTATTGATCCTGAAGGTAGAGAAGTAAAAAATGTAATTAAGATGATGATAGAGGATGGGTTGATGATGGCGATTCCAGGTGGTAGTGATGGTTATATTAATTTTTTACAACCATTCTTACCAATAATAAAAAAAGAAAAAAGTTATTTTAATCAAATTTATGTTTAAAGAAATGAAAAAAAGTTACCAAAGTTATCCTTATGAATTCTTATTTATGATTAACGGAAACACAATTGTGGGAAGAAATTTTAATATTAGAAATTTCAATAAAGAATCTATCTCATCATATGAATTAAAAGAGATAATAGATAGTGTAGTACATGTCATAAGAGAACATTTTAAGAATAATACATACGATTATATGGAAAAGTATTCTAATTATTATACTACGGCAGAAGAAACAGATAAGGTTAGTATATATGACAATGAAGACTACTTCACCTTCCAATTAAAAGTTAAGGATAGAGTTGTATGTGAAAAAATTTTTAGTGGTAATGATTATCCACCAAATGTAAGATATGATGTGGACATAAGAAAAATTATTCCTAAAATCATCGATTATTTACAACAGGGGTTAAGTATGGAAAATTATACTAAAAATTACTGCGGTTATAACCTAGATAGGATATTTATTAATAACTAAAATCAGAAATAAGAATGTCGAAAAATGAGAGTATTAATTTAGGCTATTTAGGCTATAGTTTTCAAGTAAAGTTAGTAAAACAATTAGTGGAAGATCATAAATTTTCAGAAACCATCATTTCAATAGTTGACCCCAACTATTTTGATAATGAATATATGAGACTAATTGTGGCTAGTTTGAAAGATTACTATGAAAAGTATGAAACAATACCTTCTTATGAAACTATCTTTAATCTAATTAAAACACAAGTCCGTAGAGAAATTGCGAGAGAATCGGCAGTTGAATTAATTAAAGAAGTGAAAGAATCTGACAATAAAGACTGTTTACACACACAAGATGTTGCCATTAAGTTCTGCAAACAACAAGAACTTAAGAAGGCTACTCAGAAAATCCAAAAAATATTGGATAATGGAGATTTTGATAGATATGAAGAGTGTGAGGAATTAGTAAAACAGGCGATATCTGTTGGTACTGAAAAGGATGAAGGTATTGATATATTTCATGCCATTGAAGATGTGTTATCGGAAGATTTTAGAAGTCCTATTGCAACAGGTTTAACTGGAATTGATAATCTTATGGGTGGAGGATTATCTAAGGGTGAATTGGGTGTTATTTTAGCCGCATTTGGTGTTGGTAAAACAACTATTATGACTAGAATGGCAAACACTGCGTATTTGACTGGTAAAAACGTTGTACAGATATTTTTCGAAGACAACGTTAAAGTTATACAAAGAAAACACTTTTCTTGTTTTACTGGTATCGACTTAAGTGATTTAGGTGATAGAAGAGAAGAAGTAAAAGAATTCTTACCAAGATTTCAAAACTTAGAAAATAATTTAATTTTGAAAAAGATGTCTAGTGATGGTACAACAATTACCCACATCAAACAATATCTTAGAAAATTAATTTCTTCTGGTATTAAACCTGATATCGTTTTTTTAGATTACATTGACTGTGTACAACCTACTAAACAGTTTAAAGATGAATATAGTGGTGAAGGAAATGTAATGAGACAATTTGAAACTATGTTATCTGAACTAGATATCGCTGGATGGACTGCAGTACAAGGAAACCGTAGTTCTATTGGTGCAGATTTAGTAGAGGCTAATATGATGGGTGGTTCTATTAAAAAGGGACAGATAGGTCACTTTATTTTATCCGTAGCAAAAACATTGGAACAAAAAGAAGAAGGAAGGGCTACATTGGCAGTTCTTAAATCTAGATTTGGTAGAGATGGTGTTATTTTTCCGGATATAGTTTTTGATAATGGTACTTTGGTTATTGACACTAGTGAATGTAATGATGTTACACTTTTAGAACACGGAAAAGGTTTGAAAAAACAAGATTCTGATTTCATTGCTAGTACAATACAAAAGAAAAGAAGTACACCAATGAATAATAATTGATTTGTAAATTAATAAAATAAATGGTTTATAAAATAAATCATTATGGGAACAAACACCTTAATAAATAATAAAAAAATAAAATAAAAAATGGAGTTATCAAACAATATTCTATCAAACATTACGGTATATATGAAATATGCCAAATATCTTCCCAAAGAAAATAGAAGAGAAACGTGGGAAGAGTTAGTTACAAGAAATAAAGAAATGCATCAAAAAAAATATCCTCACATTAAAAATGAAATTGAGAATGTTTACACATTGGTGTATGACAAAAAAATATTACCTTCAATGAGAAGTTTACAATTTGGTGGTAAACCGATAGAAATATCACCAAATAGAGTTTATAACTGTGCATACCTACCTATTGATCATGTTGACGCATTTTCAGAAACAATGTTCTTACTTTTAGGTGGAACAGGAGTAGGATTCTCAGTACAAAAACATCACGTTGAGTCATTACCTGATATTAAAAAACCAAATCCTAATAGAAATAGAAGATATTTAATCGGAGATTCTATTGAAGGATGGGCAGACGCAATTAAGATGTTAGTTGAATCTTATTTCGGTATAAAGTCATCGACACCTATCTTTGATTTTTCTGATATTAGACATAAAGGTGCGTTATTAGTGACATCAGGTGGTAAAGCACCTGGACCACAACCATTAAAAGATTGTATTCATAATATTAAAAAAGTATTAGATGCTAAATCTGATGGTGAAAAATTATCACCTATTGAGGTTCACGATATAGTTTGTCATATTGCAGATGCAGTATTAGCAGGCGGTATTAGAAGAGCAGCATTAATTAGTTTATTTAGTGCGGATGACAATGAAATGATTTCTTGTAAATCAGGAAATTGGTGGGAATTAAATCCACAAAGAGGTAGATCAAATAATTCGGCAGTATTACTTAGACATAAAATCACGAAAGAATTTTTCTTAGATTTATGGAAAAGAATTGAACTGTCAGGGGCAGGTGAACCAGGAATTTATCTATCAAACGATAAAGATTGGGGAACAAATCCTTGTTGTGAGATTGGTTTGAGACCATATCAATTCTGTAATTTGTGTGAGGTTAATGCTTCAGATATTGAATCACAAGAAGACTTTGAAAAAAGAGTTAGAGGTGCAGCATTTATCGGTACATTACAGGCGGGATATACAGACTTTCATTATCTAAGAGATGTGTGGAAAAGAACAACAGAAAAAGATGCATTAATTGGTGTAGGAATGACAGGTATTGGATCTGGAGTAGTTTTAGGTTATGATATGAAGTTGGCTGCTAAGGCGGTTAAAGAAGAGAACGAAAGAGTTGCAAAATTAATTGGTATTAATAACGCAGCGAGAACTACTACAGTTAAACCTTCAGGGACATCATCGTTAGTTTTAGGTACATCTTCTGGTATTCATGCTTGGCATAACGATTACTATGTAAGAAGAATTAGAGTAGGGAAGAATGAAGCAATTTATACATACTTATCCGTAAATCATCCCGAATTAGTAGAGGATGAAATATTTAGACCACATGATACTGCAGTTATCTCAATCCCACAAAAATCACCTGAGGGGTCTATCTTAAGATATGAATCATCTTTTGATTTATTGGAAAGAGTTAAAAAAGTATCTCAAGAATGGATTAAACCAGGACATAGAGGAGGACAAAACAGTCACAATGTATCTGCAACAATATCTTTAAAAGAAGATGAATGGGAATACGCTGGTGAATGGATGTGGGAAAATAGAAAATTCTATAATGGGTTATCAGTATTACCATATAATGGAGGAACATACCAACAAGCACCTTTTGAAGACTGTGATGTAGAAACTTATGAAAAGATGATGAAATCTTTGAGTAATATTGACTTATCTAAAGTTATTGAATTACAAGATAATACTAATCTTTCTGGTGAGGTTGCTTGCGGAGGAGGTGCGTGTGAAATAGTATAATTATGAATATAGGTGCATCTAAGGATTGGGTACAACAATTATATGTAAGGGAATTTGGATCGAAACTACAACCCAATCAGTTCTATTATGATAATCAGGGTAGAATGGTAATGACTGAAGAATACCATAAACTAAGGGGAAGTTGTTGTGGAAATGGTTGTTTACATTGCCCATACGAACCTAAACATATTAAAGGTACTAAAACTTTAAAATAAAAAAAGTCGGAGAAATCCGACTTTTATTGTTTATATAAATAAGAAATCATTTCTTTATCTTTTTCGGTTAATACTTCTGTATGACCCTTCAGAATACTGTTCTTTTCTCCATCTATATGCCTAAAACCTAATAGGTGAAACATTTCATGAATTATGGTACTACTAGTACAGTGATATTTTGTACACTCTATAATATCGATATGAACTCTACTTTCTACTATATCTTTAAATACAAAATACTTACTTGTTAACCCTATAGAATTCCTTATACCACTTTCACTTGAAGGATATAATTTAATATATTCACTGTCACTTAAAAAATAAATCACACTGTTAGATGAATCTATATCACTAACCAATTTAAGTGTAATAATTTCAATCAAATCATTGAATTCATTTATAGTTTTAACTACAGTTAAGGAATCTTCTTTTGTGTATTTACCATACATAAAAAATTTAATATCTTTTTTCCATTTCTCACCATTATTTGTGATAGAATTAAACTCCTCCATAGTAAAGTTTTTCTGAGAAAAACATATAATACTATTTAAAAATAAAAGGGATAAAAGTATTTTTTTCATAGTTGTTAAGTATTTATATAACAAATATAGTATATATTTTTTTAACTGCCAAAAAAATTGGTTAAAAGTATGAGAAATTTATTTGAGGAATTAGATAGGATAAAAAATTTGATGGTGTATGAGAAAGGGACACCTATTACTGAGGTAAGTACTAGTGCGGAAACAGGGGAAGATAAACCTGCGGAAACTAAACCAACGGAGAATAAACCCGAAGGAGAAAAAACGGAACAAAATCAAGAAACTAAAGTCGATTCTAAAGGTGAACAAAACCAAACTGCAGATAAAACGGAATGTTTTATAGTAAAGGCAACAGGTAGATTTAAGGTGGATGTACCTACAGGATCAAAAGCGGTAGAAAATTTTTTAAATTCAGTAAGACTAATAATTAACTCTAATCCTGAATATAAAAAAGGTTTAGATAGTGGTACTATGTATATCAGAGACATCACTCTTCAAGGGTTTGCGAGTAACTATTATTCGGGTATTGTAGAACCTCGATGGGATAATAACTATTGTAAAAAATGGGAAATTAAACCTGATTCAGGTTATGGTGGGGTTTGTACAGACTTTGAATTTAAACCGTTTAGTGGTAAAAAATTACCAAAGCCAAGTTATACAGGAAGTCAGAAAACAAATACAAAATTGGCGTCTGATAGGGCAAAAAATTTATTTGAATCAATAAAAACTACATTAGACAAAGACGGTAAAACAATTGGTTTAAGAGTAGATCCTAACGCAACAGTAAAATATATTGAGGGTGGTACAATGTACACTAAGGATAATGTTGATGAGATGTGGGTGAAATTAATTAGTCAAGGTGGACTTAATCCTGGACAAATTGTCGCAGTTACCGCAAATGTTTGTTATACACTTAAAGATGAAGAACTATGTACTGATCCCTGTATGCAAAAAGACGTAGATGGTAAATGTAAGTGTCCCGATGGTTTGATTTATAATAAAGAAACCAAACTATGTGAATGTCCTCCGGGTCAAATTAAAGAAGATTGTAAATGTAGAGAAGAGGATGAAAAAGAATGTCCTGATTGTATGGAGAGATTAGTTAAGGGCGGTGAATGTGAATGTATATCAGGTTTAAATAAAGGTCCTGATGGTAAATGTTATTGTGATAAAGAATTTAAAATTTTACCAGATGAGAAATGTGGATGTCCTTGTCCTAAATGTATGGAAAAAGACGAAAAAGGTGAATGTAAATGTAAAGAAGGGACATATACAATAGACGGCAAGTGTTACTGTGATGTGGCAGGTAAAATACCTGTATTACCAGATTGTAGTTGTCCTAAATGTGATGAATGTACGGAATATAATTTAGAAAAGAAAAAATGTGAATGTACTGGAGATTTAGTAGAAAATGATAAGGGTGACTGTGTTTGTCCTACAGAGAAACCAATAAGAATTGAACCATCTTGTTTATGTAGAGCGGAACCACCACCCCCATTAAAGTGTAATTATAACGCAGAAACCAAAGGGGGTAGAGGTGTAAAGGCAAATAATTTCGTATCTAAGGCAGTGAATAGTGCATTCCCAGTAGGTGAAGGTAATACTATAACAATTTCCTTTGATTCACTAGTTGTTCCAGACGCATTTTATGTGAAATACGGTGATCAAGAATTCTTTAGTGGATTTATGGGTGATGTTTGGAATAATGAATATAAACAAGTTGCATTAAGTGCAGATGAAAGAAAGAAAATGTTATACATACAACCAAAAAGTATGATTCACTATATTAATACAACCAAAGATGATGACTTAAGTTCTACAACTAATACACCAAGAAATTTTGTTGGTGAATTAATGTATTATAAGGAAAAAGAAGGTTTAGTAGAAAGTATTAATGCTGCGATTGGTAGTGTTGGTGGTAAACTTAAAGTAGATTCCATTTTTAAACAAGGTGATACTGAGGCTAAAAAAGTAACTGATGAAATAAAAAACATAAATATTGACATTACTAAAAATGAAAACATGGGAGATTATAATACACAATTAGGTGGTAAATATAAATCTTATGGACCTATAATGAAGAAAAATTCATCATTTACTATCACAAAAGAACAAAAAGATTTCACCATTAACATAATTGTTTTCTCACCATTAGATAGAACAATATTTAATATGAAGGTTGAGTGTAAATAAAATTTTTTAATATTTTACCATTTCTTTTCAAAAAATTTATAGTACAATATTTATATAAACAATGGCAAAGACTAGATATATAAATATTGATTTCCCTTTTAGAGATAGTTCCGATGGTTCCTATTTTAAAATGAATAAAACTGATAAGGATGCAATTAGGGCAGACTTATTACATTTATTGTTAACTAATAAGGGAGAAAGGTTATATCTACCAGAATTTGGTAGTGATCTTAAAAAATTCATCTTTGAACCCAATGATGAAATAACACAAGAAGAAATTAAGGATAATCTGAATCAAACTATTACTAGATTCATACCTAATTTATTGATTAACGATATATCATTTAGAAATGATACAATAGAAGAATTAATTATTGTGGAATTAACCTATACAGTTATTGAGGGGACATTCACAAGTACAGATACGATTACATTAACATTTTAAATATGGCTAAAAAAATAGATTACAACGCTAGGAACTTCTCAGATGTTAGACAACAATTAATAGAGTTCATACAAAAATATTATCCAGAAATATTCTCAGATTTTAATGATGCATCTGTAGGTATGATGCTTTTGGAATTAAACGCTGCGGTTGGGGATATGTTATCTTTCCATACCGATAGAATGTTTAATGAAACACAAATTAGTTACGCACAAGAAAGATCTTCACTATTAGAGTTGGCAAGAACTTTTGGATTAAATATACCTGGTAAAAGACCGAGTATTACGATAGTTGACTGGAAAGTAACTAATATTCCAGTTAAAGGTGACACATTTGATATAAGTTACGCACCTAAAATTTTAAAAGGTTCACAAGCCACAGGTGCAGGTAAAGTATTCGAATTAATGGAAGATTCTGATTTTTCATCTCCATTTACTACTGGAGGTATCCCTAATAGATTAATAGTACCAAACATTGACGGAAGTGGAATAATTCAAAACTATACACTTACCAAAAGAGAAATTATGTTAAATGGTATTACTAAAACTTATAAAAGAACATTAAGTAGAAGTGATTATAGACCGTTTTTAGAAATCATATTACCAGAAGATAACGTACTTTCAATAGAAAACATTATTACAAAAGAAGGTACTAATTTAGTAAACCAACCAACCGAAGAAGAATTTAATGATTTTAGTTTAAGTTGGTATGAGGTACCTGCATTGGCACAGGCGGAAGTTTATGTAATAGATGATAATACAATATCTGATAGAGAAGGTATATCTGTAGGTAAATGGTTAAACGCACCTCGTAGATTTATTAATGAATTTACAGACAATGGTTTCTGTAAAATTATATTCGGTGCGGGTGACGCAGATACTTCAGAATTAAATAGTTTTGTTGGTTGTAAAGGACAAATTGATAGAATTGGACAAACAGTGAACAACTTATCATTGGGACAAATTCCACCTACTAATAACACTATCTATGTAAGATATAGAGTTGGTGGTGGAGAAGATAGTAATATTGGTGTTAATGTTATTAATAATTTAGGTACTATAAATGTGGTAATTAACGGTGATTCATCAGATATAAACAGAATCATAAGAAATAGTATTTCAGTTAATAACCCAATACCTGCGTTAGGAGGTAAATCGGAACCATCTATTGATGAAGTTAGAAATTTGGTGAGATATAACTTTTCCGCACAAGACAGATGTGTAACTATTAAGGATTATCAATCGAGAATACCATTAATGCCTGGTAAATTTGGGGTACCATTTAGAACGGGTGTTTGGGAAGAAAGAAATAAAATTAACGTATCTATTTTGGCGTTAGACTCAAACTCTAAATTAACTACTGAGGCGACATCTACATTAAAACAGAATATCGCAGAATATTTGGCAGATTATAGAATGATTAATGATTTTGTTACCGTTAAAAATGGTAGAGTAATTAACTTAGGATTTGAAATAGACATTTTTGCGGAGAAATCAATCCCTAAAGGAGATATTATTGCGGGAGTTGTTAGTAGTGTTACAAGTTATTTTGATATTAATAAGTGGGAAATGGGTGACAACATATACGTCTCACAACTTATTGAAAATATTAATAATGTTGGTGGTGTATTAAACGTTACGGATTTAAGAGTATATAATAAAGTGAATGAAAATGGAAAATATTCATTAAATGAGATTGCACAACCATATATTGATGATACTACTAGACAGATAGATTTATTGGGTAAATATACTTTATTTGGACAACCTAACGGTATGTTTGAGATTAAATACCCAAATAAAGATATAAAAGTGACTATTTCTACATCTTAATAATTACTTTTTAAAAAATATAGTTAGTTTTAATAAAAAAATAAAAAGTTATGGGATGTAATACATGTAATCAATCATCAGGTTTGGCAAATGAAATAAATGAAGAACAAACATTAAATATAATACCTTCAGATTTAGCAGGAGGTAATTTTCTATTTAGACTTATTGCGTTTTTAGTTATAGTAATTGCGATACCTTTAATTATTTTAGTTCTTGTTGGACAAATATTTATTTCGTTTTTCTTTCCTAAATCATTACCTAAAGTTAGTAAAAAATTTAAGGCAGTATTTATGGGGATATTTACAAAATACGCGGAATTTAAAATTAAAAGAGAGACTAAAAAAAGAGAAAATCAATTCAGAGATACTACAAGTTATGTAGAAGAAAATATTGACGATATCGAAATTTTTGAAAACAAAAAATAAAAAAGAAAAAAAAGTGGGATTTTTATGTCTAAATCATATAGAATTAGGACAACACCTGGTGAGGATAATGGTTATTTGAAGGTCAATCTTGACTTAACTCAAAACTATGATCATTTAGAAATATTAAGTTTAAAAATTTCACAAAAAGATGAATACAACAGTTATTGTGCGGAATATGGTGTAATTGCGGGTAGAGTAATCATTAATAATGGTTTCGGTGTACCAAACGTAAGAGTTTCGGTATTTGTACCTGTAGAAGATGGAGATTTAAATGATCCAGTAAAGTCTGCGATATATCCATACACAGAACCATTTCCTGATCAAAAAAATAAGAATGGTATAAGATACAATGTATTACCAAGTAACCAACAAAAATTAGATCATACACCAGTTGGTACTTTTCCTAAGAAAAGACAGATATTAGATGATAGTACTACATTAGAAATTTATGAAAAATATTATAAATACACTACAACTACTAATTCTGCGGGTGACTATATACTATTTGGGGTACCTGTAGGTGATCATTTCTTACATTATGATATGGACGTTAGTGATATCGGATTTTTATCTGTTCGTCCATTTGAATTAATTGATCAAGGTTATAGTGATAATCTATTTAAAGATAGATTTAAATTTAAATCTTCAAATAACTTAGATAGTCTACCACAAATATTTTCACAAAACTTACCGATTAGAGTTGAACCATATTGGTGTGATAGTTTAAGTGTTGGTAGTGGTTTAGGTATAAATAGATTAGACATATCAATAGACAGTTTAGAATTAGTACCTACCGCAATTTTTATGGGTAGTATTTTTACTGATGATGAAAAAGATTCATTAAATAAAAATTGTAAACCTGCCCGTGAGATGGGTAAATTAAATGAGGTTATAACTGGTTCTGGTAAAATTGAGGCAATTAGAAGAACTGTAGACGGTAACATTGAGAAATTTACCTTTAAAGATAATTCTATCGATGATAACGGTAATTGGTCGGTATTAGTACCAATGAATATTAGAAAGGTAGTTACTGATGAGTTTGGTAATTTAATACCGTCACCTGATGGTATAAAAGGAGTTTCTACTGAAGGTGATTATCGTTTTAGGGTATCTATGGATGCAACATCTAGTGATAAAAAATTAAGAGAAAGGGCTAAATACTTAGTACCTAACACAAACAACAATTTTAACTTTAGGGAATATGGGATTAACGAGTTAAAAAACAGTACAGATTTTACTTTAAATCAACAACTATCAACAATAACTGATAATACACCATATGCAAATGATTTAACAAATCAATATAACTACTTAGAAGAGTTTTTTCCATTTAGATGGAAAAAAGTATATACCGTTAAACAGTATATCGGTAGGATGCAGAAAATAGGTGGTCCTTTTGGTGATGAGGCTAGAGGGTTCATTGGTATAAAAGATATATTAAACGGTGATGGTGTCAATAAATTCCCAACCAATAGGTTAGATACTAACTTTAACCCACTTTATACAATTATATGTATATTATTAACATTATTTGGACACATAGTAGGTTTTTTAAATGGGATTTTGAATATTATTAACGGTTTAGTTACGTCAATATGTAATATAAAGTTACCAGTTGGTATATGTAAATATTCTGAAAAAGGTAGTATGATTGAAGTATATATGCAAGCACAAGAATTTCAAAATGGTTGGGGAGAAGTTGGTGGTTCTGTTTGTAATGATCAGGGGAGTTGGACTAGATGTAATAGGGAATACAGCCCTTGTATAGATACCACATCTTTAGGTGGTGGAGAACCTGATGATTGTGGCCCAATTGGTATTGAGTCTGCGGAATGGAGGGTTATAAATGCAAATACACCTAATGCTAAAATACAAAAACCTGGAATAACACCTAACGACCCTTGGGTTGATGTAAACCCTCTTGGTGGTACATATAATGGTATTACATTTTATTCACAGGGGGGTAATGGTGGTACTGGATATTTCCCAATATATTTAGCGCAAGGTAACAATGACGTAGTCGGAAACACTTATGTCTACGCACCCCAAACACCTGGAGGGTATACATACAATTGGAGTAGTTCAAGTTGTAATTGGACAAATGGTTCAATGGATAATGGGTGTAGAAGATTTAGAACAGGTACTTTAGACAATGTTTGGTATGAAGATGCTACCTGTGATAAATGTGATTTACTTGATGATTGCCCACCAAACACTATTAAAGTTTTTCGTGTGTGTTGGGGTTTAAAGATGAAGTGTATTTTTGGTGAGTTATTATGTAAAAAGTGTAAAGATATTTGTGGGGGCACCCCACACAGTTGTTGTAGTAATACGGCATACGACTGTCCAGATAATTCAGTCAATTGTGGAGATAGTACAGGATGTTGTTCTAAATGTTGTATTAAAGTACCGTTAATACCATTAAAATGTGCGGATGAAGGTAAAGAATATAAATTAACATTAATAGAAACTCCATTTGGTGGCGATTCAGGGTGTAACGTTCAATATGTTGAACCATTTAGTTGTTCAAATTGTGGAGGTACTCAGACACCAGGTATAAAAGATTGGGTTTCTTGTGTTATGGAACCTGTGGCAGTATTTTTAAGAATGTTAAAATTTGACTTTTACAATGATTGGGTGGGTGGAACATTATATTTTCCATTAGTAAAACGTACATATAAATTAAAGAAGAGAAAAAGAAAATTTGGTCAAATTAAAAAAGACAAATTTTGTGATTTTGATTGTAAGGAAAGAGGTCCAATATCAGGTCCAACTTTTACTAATAATTTTCAAGGGGATCCTACATTCAAACAATGGAGAATTAAAATACCATCTAATTTTTTTACTCCACCAACTATAGTTGTTAATGATTGTATCGCAAAAGTTAAGTCTAGAAGAGTTACTGATTGGTATGGTACAAATGAAAATGATTTACAGACACCTAACCTTAACTTAGCGGTACAAGAATTAGAGTTTAAAGGTAAAAATACTAATTTTGAGGGATGTAAGATAGTATTCAATAACTTCTTAGTATTTCAAAATACTTTCAATTCGTTTGGGGTACAATACGAAATAAAAGATAGGACAATACAAGGTGAACACGGAAAACCTGAGTATGTTGAAACAGAAGACGCTAACGGAAACTCAACATGGACAAATATAGGTGGTCATGGACACCATAGAAATATATGTGATAACACTAGAATGATGGAAAGAAAAGAATACTTTAAAACATCATTAGATTGTGTTGATTCAACTAACTATGTACCTTCAGAAGATGAGGGACAAGATGGTTTCGGAACCATTACTCAATCCGAACCTGAAGATGTTGTTTCCGAATCTTCAAATTGTTCTACTTACTCATGTCTACCTAATTGTAGTTCTAATGGTGTTGCACCTTGTATAGGTAGCACAACAGAATATGATAATTTTAGTAAGTTAATAAAACACGGATTAATTACTTGGGCAGAAGGTAGTATATATTATACACCGTACATACCAAAGGGTGATGTGAAATATAATAGTAACGAATATAAGGCTAATTTGATGTTACCGACAACAATAATGGAACTGGGTAGTAGTACATACTGTGATATAGATGATATACCATTTATAATGGATGTTATACCACCAACCACTTTTAATGTTAGTTATGAGGATGTAAAATATAAATTAGGTACGTTACTGATAAACGGTACTACGGGAAATAGAAATATACTTAAATTTGAAGATAAAGGGGATATATCTTTAAACCTTAGGTCATATGTAGAGTTTTCTTGCACTAAAGCAATTTGTGTAAATACCTCTGCAAGTGTAAACCATTCACAAATTGGTGTTGATATAATAGATAAAAATGATATTGGAATTGAAATTGGTAATTGTTTCTTAAGATTTAATCATGATGAAGATATAAGAAGTTATTTCTGTAAAAGATTTAATGGGTATAAGGCATCTAATTTAACATTCCACCACCAAAGACCTGGATCATTAGAATTCGATAATGTATATAATACATATCCTGAGATATCGTTATCAGATGGTTTTAATTTATTTTATAATTTAGAAGGTCAACAAATACTTTCCGAATATAATGACGGTGATTCATTTATACCTGGAGATGCTTGTGGTTATAAAAAAACAAATGGAAGTGGTGATTATTTTTATGGATTGGCTCCGGGGCAAACCTCATCATTTATTAATTACCCTAACGGTAATCAAACGATTAATTTTGGGGAAACGGCACAATTAGATGGGGTAGACGAAATAAATCAATTAGTTACAATTGAGGATCCTAATAGCCCTTATAACTTTGTAACAACACAAGCTGACCCAAATAACGGAAGTAATTTAGTGAATGGTATTAAATTTAATAGGACACAAACACCTTATTTTCTTTATTTTGGTTTAGTACCAGGAAAAACTGCATTACATAGAACTGTATCGCAATTCTTTGCGGATTTAATAGACGCAGTGACTTTAGAGGGTCTTAACGCATCTAACGATACTGTTAGTGAAAACATAAATAACTCACCTAACATAAACAATACTGGTAACAATCCATTTACGGTTTATAAAACTTGTTTAGGGGAGACATTAATACAAACTATACAAGTAGGTAATACCGTTCCACTAACAACATCAGGAGTAACTAATACTACATTACTAAATGGATAACAATAATAAAATATTATTAAATAGTGTTAAGTTACCTAATAATGTTAACGTAAACACACAAATACAATTTGGTTTAAATCATACGAATAAACCTATACCATTAAATGACATTGACACAACTGTTAGTCAATACGAACAATTCGAAAAGGAAAGAAAAGAAAGTACTAAGTATCGTTTTTATGGTGTAGTTAAACCAGTAGTAACGAATGTTTTGTTTAATGAAAATATAAAAATATATTTAAAAGAACCTAAACCATTACCAAACGCAATTCCTCTACCACAAATTGCCGCTAAAACAATTATGAGTAATTCTATATTTGAAAAGGATGGTTGGGTTGGTTCTTATAATGATGAACCAAACGAAAATGAAATTCAATTTAATGATAATAAAAGTGCACTATGTGAATTTTTCCCATTTGATCCTGGATACGATAGATTAAAAATGTTAGACAGTGATGGGGCATCAAATTATTTATTTAAATTAGTTTACCCATTTAGTACTAAAGATATTACCTTAGTAAAAAACAATTTAAATATATCACTTAAAGACGGTGTACCAATTATTAATCAATTTACCATTGAATTAAATGGTAGACAATATATTGGGTTTAGAACACCGATGAATCACGGATTAAATGTGGGAGATAGAATTAGATTATTTAATTTTGTTGATAATACACCAAATAATACACTTAATTTAAATACTCAGTTATATAGAGTATTTAAATTAGGTAATCAAGTAAATGATAATAAATTAAGGACATTTGTTATCGATGTTAATCCATCAGACATAAATATTACTATTGGTGTTTCTACGATAAAAAGGAGTGTAAATGGTAAATTATCTAGTTATTATGTAAGACAATTTAAATCATTAACTAGTTCAGATTATAAAGATTACGATTTATATCCTGCGGCATATGGTGTTACATATTTTAATGATGAAGTGGTGGCATTTAATTTTAAAAATGATATAGATGTTAGTTCATTAGTAGATAATTTAGGTAGACCGGTAACAGAAATTTATTTATCAATAATAAAAAATGACAATGACTCCAATCCAACATCATTAAACACACAATATTGGTTACAACAACAACAAAATTTAATTCCACCATATAACACTAGATTTTGGACTAAAATTTCTGCGGGGTATGATTTAGAAAATAATAATAATGTGAACTATAATATAAGATCTTATGGTGATACAAATTATGTAGGTTCATTATATTATGAAAATATAGATGAAAGTGATGATGTTTTTGATGGTGACATTGTAGAATATAATGAAAGTGAATTATTAGAAAGAAGAATGGAAAATTTATATCATAGAGTTAATACTGTATATAGAGAATTTTTAAATTCTATTTATAGTACTTACTCACAAGATAGTAATAAAGGTAATAAAAAAGAAGGGTATATTTATTCACCATTTAATTTAATTAAAATAAGAGAATTTTCTAATTATATAAATCCAGTTGTAAATTTACAGGTGGTGATTGATAGATATAATATAACAAATCCGTTAGAAATTAACAAATTAAGAAAGTCATTTCAAATACCAAACTATGCAACAGAGATTGCACCCAACTCTTTTAAATGGAGAGATTTATTAGATATAGGTGAAATAGATAATTCTGGAGCAGGAGTTGATTATCCGTTTGAAAGTGGGGCACATTACATTTACTTAGATAAAAGATTTTATTTTCAAAGACAAGATCCACCTTGTGAATTTTCACTAATTTCTGAGGATATTATATTGGGGGCATCTGATGCTAATAACGTACAACAAAATAGGTTTGTTAATTTATTAAATGACCCTACGTTCTTAAATTATACTATAGATATACCTGCAACTTCATTGGTAAATCTCAATGACGTTACTACAGTACCTAACCCACAATCGGGATTAATTGTGTTTAATCAAAATCCTGACATAGTAAACGGTGTAGGTATAGGTTATTATCAGTTTAACGGTAATAATTGGGCAAAAGTTGTATTTACTTTAGATGTTGGTTCATCGAGTACTTTAGATATATTAAATTACAACGGTTTGGCAAATTTGAACATAGAAGTCACATTGGCTAGTTATATCGGTGAATATGAATTAGGTAAAAGAGATGTGGCGGGTGGATGTTTAGACTTATCATTCTTAAAACAAAAAGAATTTGACGATGTTTGTTGATAGAAGAAAAATATTGATTGGTAGTTTGGGTAGTGGTAGTACTATCGATATTGCATTGGGAACTAATTTTTTTCCTGTTGACAATGCAGAATTAATAGAGGATAAGTTTGTGAAAGACGAAATCAAAAAATCTATAAACCCAATAGTTGACTATAAAAAAGTCATATTTAAACCTTGTGATAAAAATTGGAAAATTATAGATAAATTTAAAATAAATTTAAATTTTTATACCCCATCGAGTATATTACTGAATAACCCTACACATAGGGGTACTGGAGCAGAACCAGGTTTATATAAAGATATTGGATTTATTTTTGACGATATATTTTGTAGGACTGCAAGATTTACTAATAGTTTTATTAGGTTATCACTTTATGATAACCCATATAGTGGTAAAAACCAACTACTATCTTTTTCTGATATATATACTCAGGTTGGTAAAGATCAAGAAAATCAATACGGATTTGTCTTACCATTAGATAATTGTCCTATTACATTTACAATAGGTGATCCTGTTCTACAACCAGAAGAAGTACATGAAGGATTTCACATATATTGGTTTAAGGATTTAGTAGATAACTCACCAAATCAAGAGTATGAGATGTATGCGGTAGTACAATTCAACAACGCATCAAATGGTAAAATATATCAAATGGCAGCGTCAAAAGATTTTAACGTGAACAATATAACATTAACAAATTTAGAGGGTGAAAATGGTATAACTTATCTTAAAGTTATTTTAAAAAATGATAATGGTATATATAAATACAAATTTACACCTAATACGAGACAACAACTGGTACCACCAGGAGTTAATTTAAACCCATCAAATAGTGGTATACCTACATTAACATTTTGGCAAACTATACTTTAATATATTTATAAAATAGTTATGGAATACATTAGAAAAAAGATAAATTTAGAATATTATACGGTAAGGAATATACCTAAAAGTGTTTTGATAAAAAATTCAGAGGGTAAAACAGTTATTGATGAAACTAATCCTAAATATTATTATGGTAAAATACCTAATTATAAGATAGATTCTGAAGGAAATTTTATCTTAACACCATTAAGTCAAAAAATTGTTAACACAATAGATGTCTCAGTATTTATAACACAAGACATTGATGATATGGGTATTTTTACTGACAAACCTTTTGTACCTAAAAGTAACACACTATCAATTAAACCTGATAATTTTAATTCATTTACATATGGTAGATTGGCAGGTGCACCTGTTAGTTTTTACTACACAAATAACGTTACAGTTAGTGGTTATACAGATGATTCTTTATTAAAACAAGTAAAATCGTATAGAAAGGACACACAGGGAAATGATATTTATGTACCTAATCTGAACGTTTCTAACAATCCTAAAAATAATTTTAGTGGTGTAATATCTGAAAACAATTTACAAACAGTATATAAAATTGGTACTAATACTAATAATATAATAAATACAGGTGTTGAATTCACCACATTTAAAACACAATTTACAAAAACTACTGACGAATACGGTAAATCTTTAAGTTTTAATACAACTAAGTTTGTGTCAAAAAATGGTGGTTGGAATCAATATAACAGATCATTAAACGCTTCTCTAAAAAAAGAAGAATATTTAGGAATAGTTTTTAAACCAGAAGTTGATAGTGCAGTATTTATAAATAGAGGTATAGAAGATATATTTGAAAGACACGGAATATTATCTGAAATAAAAACAAGTAATGATATCGACACAAATAGAGGTGGATTTATAAGAATATAAAAATAAAGTTATGGCTACAGGAAATTACGGAACTATAAGACCAGCGGATGTATCAATTGATGACGTTGAAATATTTTACAGTTATACCCCCAATAGGGAATCATTAACAACAGTAGAATTACAATCATTGGATCCTGCAGAGGTATTAATTCCAGCAAATAACCCAAACAACGTCAATGAGATTTTTGGTGGGTTATACACATTAAAATTACCTACTTCGGTATTTGGTTCTAAAGGGTTTTATAGTATTATTATAAGACCAAAACAAATTAGAACTACCATTCAAGATTGTGGACTATTAGTTGACAATCAAGATGTTACAGGTATTGTATTCAATATCAATCAAATACCACTTGAATTACAGAATAGATTTGAAAATGGTAATTTAGTTGGTTATAGAGTGGAATATATAAAAGAACAAACAGGAACGGGTCAAGATAAAATCCAAAATCTATTTAGGATTATAACTTCAAATAATAGGGCATTGCCTGTATCACAAAATCAGGGTAATTCTAATGCGTCACAGGCATATACATTTAATGATAACTCAACAAGTGTATTCTGTACTGTATCACCCTCTTCTGCACCTTCAATTAAACCAAACGCAATACCTTTTATAGGTAATCCTTTACAGGATGTAATTATAACTAATACGTTTTTTAATCCAGTTATGTTGGAGATAGAAATGGTGGAATTCGATGAAGAAACATTGGCTTACGCACTATTCTCTAACCAAACAAAATCTTTGGAAGATGGTATTTATACTATATACAATTTCGGTAATCAGATTTACAGACAATACAATTTATATGAAGTTAAAGATCAGTTTACTGGTAAACCGTTGTATGAAGTTAGGGAACAGAAATTTACTATCGACCCAACAAAAGATTTTGATGATATAACTAATTTCTAAAACGTAAATGGCAAAAAATAAAAGGATAAAAATTGCAGGATACGCTAAAAGGATATTTTTCAATGACAACATTGAGTATAGGAATTTTAGTCCTGACTTAGTAGGGTTTCAACTTACTAGTGAAGGTGGTACAACGCTATTCACTAATGGTAATTTCTCAATATCAGTAAATTTAGATCCAAAGCCTAATGTATTATTTACTCAGGGAACTAAATCTAAATTTTTTACGTTAGATGATATTGTATCTGAAAATAGTCCACAATTAGAAATACAAAAAAATTTAAAGACAAAACTTAATTTAGATTTAACAAATCCGATAAGTTATGTGTGGTATGGTTCGTCAAAAGAATTAATAAGAGCATCCTTAATTGAAATACAAAATAATTATCCTGCTGCAATTTATGTAGACAATAAAGTTGGTAGTGTAAGTGGTAATAATATTACCGATTATGTTTATGATTTATCGGCAGATGAATCTACATTTAAGGTAAATAGTAATTTCTTTGTTAATCCATATAATATAAAATATACTGTAGACGCTCAATTTACGCCTACGGAACAAACGGAAAATCCTTTAAGAAATTTTACATTAAAACATACTTCTTATGTGATTGAACATAATGGTATTTTAAAAAATATAAAAAGTATAACACCTGCAACACAAAAGACTAACTCTGAAATAGAATTAGTTGTTGATGGCAATCCTTTCCCAGAATTAACTGGATTAATATTACCACAAATATCTTTTTTAAGTGCACCAATAGATGCACCAATACCGTATTTTATAAAACCGAATGAATCTGAAATAGAAAAATTCTTTTCAGGATTAAATGATTTACAATTAAATTTATTAGATAGGAATATATATCCAAAATATACATCTCAGTTTTATAGTACACAACCAACCGACAATGGTGTTTTACTAACAAGTAAGAAACTATTTAATTTCCCAATCTCAGAAGATGGATATAACTTAAACTTTTTTGATAGTTACTATATTGCTTTCTTAGATAAAATGAATCAGTTAGGTGATGATTTAGATAATTCTAAAACTGACATAATTGTAAGAAAATATACTACTGAGGCGGTAAATAGTTTTGATACCGTGCCAATGGCGGACGGTAATGATTATATTTTAAATGGTGAAAAGGCGACTAAATTATTAAGAATATATGGTGTTGAATTTGATTATATTAAAAAATATATAAATGGAATTAAATTAGCACACGTTGTCACTTATGATAAGAAAAATAATGTACCTGATGTATTAGTCAAAGATTTGGCGTATATGTTAGGTTTAGATCCTGTTACATTTATTACTGATAATTCGTTTAGTAAAATGTTTTTACCGAGTAATGGGGCTGGTGAATTTAGTGGTACTTCTACTAATATGACACAAAGTGAAATAGATATTGAACTTTACAGAAGATTGATATTGAATATTGCTTGGATATGGAAAAGTAAGGGTACTAGAAAAGCAGTAGAATTTTTGTTTAGATTTATTGGTGCACCAGAATCTTTAGTTAATTTTAACGAATACATTGTAATGGTAGATAAACCTTTAGATGTAGAAGAGATAAAAAGATTATTGTATATTTACACTGGTGAAGTAAATTTAGATATTATACCATACGATGAAAATGGATTTCCTTTACCACCGATAAATGGTGATTTAGTTATTACAAATTATATTGATCAAACTACTGGACAATTAGTAGAAAATGATTATACTGAAATGTATTTCCAAAAAGCGGGAGGATGGTATAGAGAGACTTACGGTTCTAATGTAGTAACTAATTTGGACGGTAATAACCCACACGTTGGTCCATATGATGGTGGTAGTGAATACTTACAGTATTTTAGTAGGTGTTTTATACCTAACTTTAATTCAGAACCAACAGTCACTGTTACGGCAACAACTTTAGGTGAAAATTACTTTTTAAATTATAATCACGGTTTATTTAATAGTGTACCATCAGGTACCAGTGAATTTTATACTACTCAGTTAACATTTAATCCAGCGATTAATACATACCAATTCATAGAAGATTGTGTAGATGTTAATTATAGTATTATAGAAACACCATTACAGAACGATGGTAAAACAACATTTCAACAACAATTTGAGACTGCAGAACAAGCGTACTTAGATTATCAACAACAAATACTACAAAATAGTTATTTGTCTTATTCACCTGAATGGTATGTAATTCAAAATAACTATATGGTGGCACAAAATAATGCGTTATTAGAAGTGTCATCAGAGAATTGTGATATTAACCAAACATTACAAATTTGTGTTAATGAAATCCCACGAGACAATTTTCAAATAGACTGTTCATCTTTAAGTGCGATAACTTGTGATCCGTATATATATTTTGTTAATTCTGGTGGTACTAAAGTATCATTTAATGAATTTGCTTCTTGTTGTACATCAGAAGGTGGTAAATATGTGACATATACTAATGAAGAATGTAGAGTAGTAGAGTATTGTTCTAAGATAGCACCTTGTGTAGGGGAACCAGTGAATACATTACCTAACGGTATTATTGTATTTGATTTAACTAATAATACTATGCCTACTAACGTTTATTCATTTAATAATAGATGTTATCAACTAACATCTAATGGACAAACATACTTTTTTGGTTCAACATCATCATCATCTGTAACGCCACAAAATTATTTAAATGCGTTAAACCCAAATGCGCCTGGAAGCCAATTTACAATATTATTTACACAAGTTTCGTGTCAGTTATCTACTATAATTAGTAGTCCAGAATGTTGTGCGTGGTATGGATATAATTACCAAATAATAGAAGAAAACGATATAAGTTATATTGTTTGTACTTCAGGTAGTTCTTTAACTACAATACCACCAATAATAGATGATATTATTGGTTGGTTAGATGGGCAATTAAGTGGTACTACATCTACATCTGGAACCACAAGTCCTTCAGGACCTACTCCAGTAGGTCCAGTAGGTCCAGCAGTAGGTCCAGTAGGTCCAGTATTACCTGTAGGCCCAGTAGGTCCAGTATTACCTGTAGGTCCAGTAGGTCCAGTATTACCTGTAGGTCCTGTAGGTCCTGCATTACCAGTAGGGATATCAACTGGTTCAGGGTTTTCTACATCCTCAACATTTTTACCTTTTACTCCTGTTATAGGTTTAGCTGGTACAACCTTACCAAATACAAATCCTATTGGTATTATAGGTTTGGGTGCAGAAACAATAGAGACACCTTTGGTTGGTACAACATTTGCAAATATTAATTCACAGATAAATCAAAGTACTATACAAGATCTAATTCAGACTTATAATGGCATAATAACATCTTATCAAAATCAAACTTTCGCAATACCACCTTCATTATATAATACATCAATTGGGTATGTGGAATTACAAAACCCAATTGGTGAAGTACCACAATATTATTCTACTACAATTTTCGATGATTGTTTAGAAGAGGCTATTATAGTGATGGGTGTTGGTGAGGACTGTATAGATTGTTATGAGTCTATATTAAATTCGTTATTTGATGATCCTGACTTTATGAATCCTGAAAATTGGGTAGTTCATGTTATTGATGAATACGGTAGAGTTAGTTTTACGCCAGTAGAATATTATAATGATTTTATATTAGATTGGAATGCAACAGAACAACTGGCACAATTGTACCAATCAGTAGGTGCGTTGTTCACACAATATACTTACGGTTCATTTTATATTGATACTACAACAAATAATCTAATACCTTATGTGGATAATGGTAACTTATATGTAGAAAATCCTAATTCCATATCAAATGCGGTGGTAGATCCAAACCATATCGGTTGTGGAAGTTTAGATAATGTATCAATAGTATTTGCAAGTGAGGCTTGGTCAGGATTTAAATTACCTGAAGTTACAGATTGTTCTTGTAAAGTTGACTTTTCTTTTGATTATATGATAAAATATCAAACAGAAAATTTAAATGAATGTGTGACAAGAATTAATTGTTACCCTGCCATAATACATGATAATTCACTTAATAGTTTGTCTTGTATGAACTTTGTTTCATTTACAAATAGTGAAGAAGATAGTTCGTTATTAGAAAATAATTTTAACGATATTGAAGATGTTACTGAAGAGTATGTCATATGGCAAAACACACAACAAAACGAACCTATCGTTGAGTGTTGTAATGCCGTTGGCGGTAACATCACCCCAATGGAAGTATGGTATTCCGTAAATTATGATCATGGTTTATTTAATAATATTACTAACACATATTTAGAAATTACAACTACACCTAATAGTGAGTTATTAAATACATTAGATTTTGATTATAGTGAATTAATAACTTATGGTACTGATTTAAATTCCATAAAAAATGAATTAAGTATTACTATTGGTGAATGTTATTTACTTAATATAGAAGAACCTGGTTGTTTTATAGATTTTAATCAATATATTACTACTACAAATATTTGTATGTTACAAATACCATTAGAGTATGGACTTTGGACTAATTTATATCTGAATTATAAAAATACTATTGAAGGTATTAATGGGGTAATTTCACAATATGAGTCAAACTGTGTAGTAGAAGGAACTACCGAAAACCTACCAACTAAGTCGGTTTTAACAAATGAAATTATTAATTCGGAAAAACAAAAAAATAAAGTAATATCGGAAAAAGACGTACAAGTTGATATATTAGTTACTGAAAATGGAAAGTTAAAAACTACTCTATCAATTGTTGAAACACAGATAAATCAAAAGAATAGTCAAATAGATGTAATTAATAAAGCATTATCAGATGTTACATTACCTTTAGACTGTAAAATTTATGAAGATAAAATTACTGAAATAGACTCTTTTAATGTAGATGGTTACTGTAAGGCTCAAGTTTATGGTGTTAAAAAAGAAATTAATTTAAGTGATGGAAATTTATATAAAAATTGTGTTAAACTTGAAAATCAAAGATTACAGTCTGAAAAAAATATATATGTAGATTTATTAAATAATTGTAATGGAATTAATTTACTTGAACAAAAATTAGTTAATGCTAAATTCCAAAACAATCAAAAATCAATTAACTCATTAATTAAGGAAATAGGTGTTGGACAAAAAAATATTAATACTTTATCTAAAAAATATGAAGTTATTGGAAATGAAACAACAAAAACATCTCAGTTGGATCAAAATGACTACATTAATACTATAAATGAGACTGCGAAGATATTGGGTGTTACACCTAAAGAAATTACTAATAGTGAAGGATATATAAATTTGACAGATAGTGAAAAAATAACTTTATCTATTGAATTACAAAAAAACAAAACACAGGTTAGTAGTTTAGAAAATCAAAAAAGTGAATTAACATATGATATTACAGTAAATGATAATAATGTTTTAAAAACTACTTTTACTACGGAACAAGTGGTGGATGTCATAGTAGAAGATGTATCTACAGTACCTAGTCCTTGTGATCCAGAAATACCGAACCCATGTTGTAATCAAGAATTATTAAATTATTTAAATAATACATTAGAGTTATTACAAACAAAACTTTTAGAGATTGAGAATGTTACAGAATCTCTTTATGATCAATGGTATTCTGAAATATTATCACAATATAATGATTATATTAATAGTACTGAAAGTTACCTAACATTAATAGATAATTTAAAACTTAATTTTAAATTATTTGTAGATAATAATAATTTAGTATATACAAATCAAGTAGATTCAAACCTTACATATTTACCGTACACACAATCAGTTAATCCTTTTTGGGAATTTAACCCTTCTGTTGGGTACAGTGGTATTATTTTAGAAGGTACAGAACAAGA